ATGGCTAAATTTGAATATCCATCTCAGTTTATAATTCGCGTAACTAATGAATTTCCAAAATGGTTTGAGTTAGGACTATTTTTAGCTCAGCACGAAATTACAGGTGTTGGAATACGATTACATAAAGCAGCACAAGAAGATATTTATTATTTAGAAGTATTAGATGCATTACAAAAACGTTCATTTAAAGCTTTAAGAATTCATGCTGAACGTATCCGTAGAAGAGTAGAAATGTATGAAGAATGGAAAAATATTACAAAATCTACAATGTTTGACAACTCTGAAGTTATAATATCTAGCAATAATGCTGTGCTTTATTAAACTACAGATATACCCACAGACATACCCACCTACAGTAGTACCTCTACGGATATACCCGCCTACCAGAAATATCCCAAAATCATGTGCTATATATCTACTACTATCTATTTTTCTATTCTTTTGGCTATTTTTGGCCATTTTAGGTAAAATATGCTAAATTTTTATCCTGTAAAACGTACCACTGGAACTAAAAAGAAAGAGTCTACATTTACTAGATTAGTACGTAGATCTTTACCAACTCATGTTTATGATCCTGGTGTTAGAACAGGAACTCGTTATGCTTTTTCAAAAATTAATAAGAAAGAACGGAGACAAATGTGGAAACCGCATGGAATTTAATTGATCGTTCTGATCCTAAAATAGAAAAATTAGTAGGAACTATAACTTTTAATAGAGAAGAAAATACAGTTGATGTAGAAACAGATGATGATGATGTAAAAGCTTTTATTGATGAAATTGCTGATCAGTTAGATAAAGTAAAGGTTGATTTAGAAAGTTATGAATCTGTTTTCTTAAATATAATTCCTCAATTATCTGACGATTTATTAGTTGCTGTACCAATTGAAAATAAAGAAGAACTTAAACAAGTGCCTGAAGTAAAACAAGAAACTAAATATAGAGTTCGTCGCATATAAAGGAATAAAAGGATGGCATTACCAGGAAAGTTATTAAGCTATCTTAGTAAAATAAAAGGTAGTAGAGTTGCATCATCGTTAAATAAAATGAAAGGCAGTAGAGTTGGTGAAGGCGTAAAGAGAGTTGGTAATACAGCTAGCAAAGTTAAAAGTAAAATGGGCTCACATATTAAAAATAATTCTGCTAAATATGCGATTGGTGGAGTTGCAGCAACAGTAGCAGGGACTCATGCAGCTTCTTATAAATATAATAAAAAGCGTGCACAGAAAGGAAAACCTCCTTCTATGGCCGTGAGGGGTGTTTCTGGTAATATGGGTTATAGCGCAGGAATGAAAAAAGTACGTAGAACAGGTAAATAATATGTTACCAGGAAAATTATTAGGATATCTATCTAAACTTAAAAAATTAAGATTAGGACCAGCAGGTGGAGCAATAGGACGTGCATCTGTAGAAGCAGGTAGTACAATTGCTCCTAGACTTGCACGAAAAATAGGATGGGTTGGAAAATTTAGAAAATCACGATTTATGCGTAGACATGGATGGAAAGTTGACCTAGGATTGGGTATTGGATCAACTGCTGCGTTCGGAATTAATGAAATTAGTAATAGAAAGAAATATGATAGAGAGAAACAAAAAGCTTTAGATGAATTTAGAGCTGGGTTAATACCTAAAAATAAAACATCAAAAAAGAAAGTTACGCGTGTTAAAAGAGTATAAAGGGGTGATTTAGATGGCGCGGTCACGAGATCAGTTACAGGCTATATTTGCTAATCTTAAGAATAAGCGTCGTTCAACTAAACCATCTAAATCAAAACTTTTAACTAAGCAACAAAACGAACAAATTAATATTGCTATTAAATCATCAAATCCTCAAACTAAAAAAAGAGCAGTTGATCAACTTGTTATGGGTAACGTTCGTCTTGTCTCAGCAATTGCTGGTAAGTATGCACGACAAGGCCACGGTATGGATTTTACTGATCTTGTTCAAGAAGGTAATATTGGATTAATTAAAGCCGCACAAACTTATGATCCTAAGAAAGCTCAATTTTCAACTCATGCTACTAAATGGATTAGGCAAGCTATTGTGCGGGCTATAGAAGAAAAAGGTTCAAATATAAGAGTTGCATCGAATATTCAATGGGATAAATATAAATTAAATAAGTTAACTCAAGAGTTTTATCAAAAAACAGGGCGAGAACCAAATATAGATGAATTATCATATATGGCTAGAATGTCTAAGCCTAGAGTTGAAACAGCACAAACTACTCAAGGTAAAACTCGATCCTTGAATGTTAAAGTAAAAGATGATGAAGATAAATCATCTGAGCGTATTGATTTAATCCCCGATAATGAAACATCTATAGAAGATGTAATACATTTAAGAAACAAACGTAATTATATTTCCAATATGGTACATAATGCTTCGCTATCAAATATAGAACGTGATGTTATTGTTAGAAGTTTTGGATTAGTAGGCGATGAACCTCAATCTGGCGCTCAAATTGGTAGAGATTTAAACCTATCTCGTGAACGCATTAGACAAATACAAGAGCGAGCATTAGTAAAGATGCGTGGCGATCCATTAGGTAAATTATCTGAGTTCTTAAAAAAGACTACCAAGACGCGTAAAGGGTCATAGAATGGCATTATCATCTAAGCAATTAAGATTATTAGGTGCATTAGGTTGGTTTAGGAAGGCTGGTAGAAAAGCAGCTACTATTACTGATGCAGTACGTGGTACACAAACAGGTCAAGTAGTAGAAGCATTGGGCGAAAATATGGTACGGGAAGGTGAATGGCAAAGCCCAATTAATGTTGCTAGAGGACAAATAGGACAGAATGTTGTAGCTGCAAAGAAAGTTATAGATCAAATAAGTAATGAAGCAAAAAATAAACTTGGTCGAACTGTTATAAAAATTCAAAAAAAGTTTAGAAAAAATCCAGCTGTAACTTTTTCTGCAGGATTAGCAGGAGGAATTGGCGGTACAGTAACAGAAGCTGGGGCTAGATTGAGTAAAGTTGGTGTACAGATGGCTGCTCAAGGCGCCAATTCAGCTAAAATTGGAGCAGCATATGCTGTAATTGAACATGAAATTAAAAAGCCTATGCTACCGTTTCTTAAGTCAGCAGCTATTGCTCAGAAAAAGAAAACATTACAAGGTAGAGCAATAAAAAATATAAATAAAGTTGCTGGTAGTATTAGACGCTATGTAGCAAAAGCTACTGGTGAAGAAGTATTAGATACTGCTCCAAAAATTTCAAAAGAATTATTTAAAAAGCGTAGTTCTATATTAGCTAATCATATTCAAGTTAGAGAAGCACAATTAGAAGATTTAACTAAGAAAATTGCTGATGCTGCTCATAGCGCAGATAAAATTGCATTAGGTGAACAAAAAGATATTATTGAACAAAAATTAGTAGTAGCTAAAAAAATAGCTGCAAAACTTAGAACTGCATCCGTTGCTCCAGTAATACGTAAAACTAGAAGAACTACTAGAGAGGCTATAGAAGCCGGTAAAACATTCAGAAAATCTGTAATTGGTGATATTGCTACTAAGCATAATGAAGCAGCTACTACAAGATTAATAGCAAAAGGTTATCTTGATAAAATTGATAGTGATTTAAGACAAGCTGAAGATACGGTAACATCGTTTTTAAGTCGTAAAAAGACATCAGGTAATATTGCTAAATTAGATAGAGCGAGACTTCGAGTAAGCGAATTAAAACCACAATTTGAAAGAGCTAAAGAGCAATATAAAACAGCAAGTGCCGCATTTAATGATGCCGATAAGAAATTAATTGAAGTTTCAAAGTCTTTTAAGAAACAACAAGATGATGCTTTTACATTAGCTAGAAAAGCTGATGCTGGACAAATTACTGCATTAACTGAAGGCCCATATAAAGATTACTCAAAGAAATTATATGAAACATTTAGAGCAAAGAGACAGAGACGTTTAGGTGGTACTGAACAAAAAATTGCACCTTTGCTGGTATTAGGTGGAAGTTCGGTTGTTGCTGGTACTATAGCTGGTAAGTCTTTTAAAGAACGTTTACGCCAATCATATAAGAAGAAGCAACAAGAGAAGTCAGATAAATATATTAAAACTCATATTTCTAAATGGGTAGATTCTTCATTTCCTGGAATGCCATGGTATGAAAAAGAAGAATTAATAAATGAAAGACTTAGAAATATAAAATCGGTTTCTTCAGCAAACGCATCGTATAGAGATTTAGGAGAAATTCTTTCTCAAGTAACTAAGTTTAATAATAAGAGTCAAGGCGTTGATTTTGATCTTGTGCCGATAAAACAGCGCGCTAGTGTAAATACCCCAAAAACAACAACATTAGCATCTATTCGTGCTAAAGTTACTGGGTTACGAAGTGTATTAACAGGTAAACCTGCAAAGAAATTTAAAGTTAAAAAGAAGAAGTAACTATGGCACGTAAAAAAAGAAGTAGAGAACAGTTACGAGCTATATTCGCATCAATACGTGCTAAAGGACGAGGATTTTTAAAGAAGAATAAAACTCCTGAAGAACGTGGTATGGAAGAACTCTTATTAGTTAAAAGTCGTTTTAATCCAAATATACGTTTAACTAAAAAGCAATTAATTGAGAAAGCAATAGATAGCGAACGACAGTTTAAACATGATCAAGAAGTTAAAGCTGAACTTCGACAAAAATATTTAAAAGTTGATAGAGTATTACAAAGTTTAGGTATTTTACCAGTAGGCGTTGGCTTAGTTGATAAAGATATTGACGATACAAAGTTTATGTCAGATATAAAGAAGTATGCTATAGATAATACTATTAGAGAGATTAATAAAGAAACTTCACCACATATTAAAGAAGCAGCTGATTTAGTATTAGGTACACACCCAACTGAAAGATTACAGTATGTTGAATATTTAAAGCAGACTGGAAAGTTGCCACCAGATATGGCAAACATGTTAATTAAACTTTATGAAGTAAAATTAAATCGATTGGCAGGTCATGGTAAATTAAAAAAGATTAAAAATAAAAATATCGAAAATTATTCAAGCGAAGAATCTTTTGGGAGATATATAAAACCTAAGAGAGGAGCAGAATGATTTCCATAGAACTTGATGCATTTGAACGTAGACATATAACATGTGCGAGCTGTAACCAACAACAGACGTTATTACGTATTAATAAAAAGAATTCATGGTACGTAAAATGTCAAATTTGTAACAAAGAATGGTCTGAGCTTTCCATAAGAAATGGAACAGCATCAGGTATTCAATTACTTGGAGATTAAATATGGCAAATCGCGGACCAGAACCAGAATCAATACATGAGCAGTATTCTACTGATTATTTAGCAAAAAGAGCAGCAGGAGAAAAAATGGCCCCAGCGGTTAAAGCTGCACCATTTGGTGGTGTAGGAGCAGTATCACAACCTCCAGTAACGCCGTCATTTCCTGCTAAAGAAGAGCTTATTATTTGGAATAAAGATAATGCAAATGAAGTAGCAGTAGCTAAGAAATCATTTACTAATCTTCATGATAAGGGTTATTATGCTTATGTTGTTAATTTAGATGGAACTCCAGGAGATAGAGTCTATTCATTTGATTCTAGCAAAGGCGGAAAGGTTATAATGACTCCTCCTGTTCCTGATATAGTAACAGATGTATTTGATGCACAAATGTTTCCTAAAGAACATTTGAGTTGGAATAAGAATGTATCGTCTGAAGTTGTTAAAGCAAAGAGTTTATATGATGAACTTACTGTAAAACATTATGTTGCTTATAGAGTTAATGCAGATGGTAGTAAAGGTACAAGAGTAAATTCGTTTGATGCTAATTATGAAAAACTTTTTCTTGAACACGAGAAATAATAATGGAAGAAGAAATTGGGATATTTCCAGGTGAGATTGAACATCGTTTAAGTAAAATGAATCAAATTAAAACACTAGAGCAGATTAAGAAGGAAGCTGAAGAGTTAAGTCTTGCAAGTCCACGCTACGCATCATCTTCAAAAAGTAAAATAGAAGATAATGCAAGAGTAACAATGGATGGTACGGATAAAGCAACCGATCAATTAAAATTAGATACTCGTTCAAAAATTAATTTTATTGAGTCGATTAAACAAGAAGTCCTACATGATCCTGAGTTTAAGCAAAATCTATTAAATGAACTCCGTAATATTCAGGAATCAAAACAGTCTGGTGAATAAATGCTTAATCCTATAGAATTTAAATCCGTGCCAGCTAATTTTAAAAAAATTGTTTGGCACGGTAAGGATGGGGTTGTAGATGTTCCGGGCATTCAGCATTCTGAATCTAAAGTGACTATAATTAGATTAGAATTTTCAGAGCAAGATCGTAGACAAATGATTGAAGGTAATCCTATTTATCTTGCAATTTATGGTAAAGTTGTTCCGTTTGCAGCAAGTGCAAATTTAGGTGAACTTACATCATTAGCTAGAGAAAGAAATAGTGGATAAGGAGTAGGTACTGTGGCTAGAAAGCATGGGAGTAGACGATTTCAGTCTAAGAAAAGACAGCAGGAAAGAGCTATCTTTGCGAGTATAGCTGAATCACGTCGCCAAGCGAAGATGAGCCCAAAGCGTCGGGCAGCAGAACGTCAGGCAAATACTCCTATACTTTTACAACCTGCAACTTCTCCTACTGAAAGAGTTTTAAATTGGTTAAAAGGTGGAAAATCACAGAATCCTAAAGAATATAATGTTCATTTAATTAAGAAAGCATCACAATTACCTGGTGCAATTACTTTTAATCCTGCTAAGAAGATGTACAGATTTACTCTTTATAATGGTGAGATTATTGAAACTGATACACCAAAGTTAAAATATGGTCAGAGATATAAAAATCGTATTGAACTTTTAGGTGGTGGAGATGAAGCTGAACGTATTAGAGAATTTACTGGTGAGCAAATTGCTATAGCAGCAAGACAAGCTGGTAGAAAATTTGATCGTTTAGCAGCTAAAAATTTAATAGATCGTGTTAAATATGAACGTAAAAAAGCTTCTGAAAAGAAAAAAAGCCCATGGTATGCTCCTAGTCCAGATGAAAAAGCGCCAGAAATTTCTAAGCATGTATGGAAGAATATTAAAAATGAAATACAAGCTGAAAAAGAGCTTCTTCCATCACAATTTGAAATTTGGAAAGAATTAAGTAAAGTAAAATATAAAGATATTGATAGGCTCTCAGATGAAGCTTTAACACGTTTTGATAAACAGTATACTAAGCTATCTCCTACAAGAAAGACATTACAAAGTGACGTAGGCGGTGCTTCTATTCGTGATCCATTAAAAATGCGAAAGAAGTCAGTACGATTAGACGTAAAAAATCATGCTTATGATTCTGAACATTTTCAGTTTGATAAGAATAGAGTTTCTAAAGCTGATTTAGCTCTATTAGAAATACCTGTATATCAAGGTAACCTTACTGATCCGTTTATGCAATCGCCTACATTTAGACGACGTATGGATCAATTAGCAAAAGATAATCCTGAAATTTTTGAGGATGTTGTTGATCTTGCTAAGATGAATGCAAGTAGATTAGCAGAAGATAAGAAATGGCCTAGTACTGGTATTAATCGTATTAAAATGTATTTGAGACCTAAGAAATCTATTAAAGTTGCTGGACGTAAAGCATATATAACTGGTGAATCTACACCATCATTACCAGAAAAGCGTTCTAATTTATTTGCTGCTACTAAAAAGCTTATGAAGTTCGGTACAAGTGATAAAATTGATGAAACGGTTGAGCAAGCTAGAAAAGAGCTTTTGTCTAAAACAAATAGTTTATCAAAGCCTATTCCATATGTTGATATGGATAAACTATATGAGCATATTATTGAAGCTCGTAAACGGGCAATACTTGCAGGACATGCTTCTAATTTAAATGATGAGAAAAGAAATTTTGAAAAAGATAGCCCATTTTTTCAGCAAATTTCTACATTAAATAAATCTCGTAATTTATTTAAAGCAGGATATGGGCCTGTTGAAAGAAGAGATTTAGTTAGATTTGGTATTAGAAATTATGATGAATCTAATCCTCATGTACGAGATGCAGTTCAAGCTATTAGTTTACTACATGGAAATTATAGTAAAATAACTGCTCAAAAACGTAAAGAATTGTTTGGTGATAGAGATGGTAAGCTTCAAGATGATGAAGAAATTATTATTACTAAGCGTCAAGAAGCTCCACGAGATAAATTAACTGCATATGCTAGGGCTAATTATGGTCGTCTTGGTGATCTCTATAAAAAGAGTAGAATGACACCACCATCTTGGCCACAGTCTGATTATACTTATCGTACAACTCGCTCTTCTATTGAGCAACGTGCAGCAGAAAAAGCTGTTATTGCTGAAGCAAGAGACGAATTAGAGAAACAAATACCTTTTGCTTATCATAGATTAGATAAACTTAATGATATTTCTATTATAAATAGAGAAGAATCAAGATTGGAAGCTAAGCGTAAATACTTAAAACAAAAAGTTGATAATATTAGAATACAACAGAAAGCACGTAGATCAGCGATGCAACGTATTGAAGCAATAACCAAGAAATCAGAACAAAAGAAAAAGAAGGTATCATTATGGCAGAAATTCCTGAAAAAGTTGACTTAAAATATATATCTGGATTAACGCCAAGTTCAGCTCAAGTAATTGCTGTTGGTAGAGTTATAAATCAATTAATCGATTATCTTAAAGAAACTGAAGATAAAATAGCAGCATTGCCAGATATGACAAAGTAGTGGCAAGGAGGTAGTATGGGTTACTCAGTTTTAAGACCGCTACAATTAATACCAACACTTGTAAGTACTCCTCTTATAGTTAGTACAGTAGCAGTTTCAATTCCTAGTACTTGGATTCCTAATGGAACATCTTCGGCATTATTATGTTGTGATACATTAGGTGGTGGCGTAAAGTTAGCGTTTGGAACAGATCCAAATACTCTTTGGGGTATCGGTTTATCGCCAGGTCAGAGTTTTGAAATTAGAGATAATGGTGCGATGATTACAGGGCTTAAATTTGTTAGAGTAACTACTGTTGATGGGAGAATTAGTTTTATACCGTTTCAGGAATAGCTATGTCTTTAAAAAATAATAAAAAAGTACAAAAATTTGTAACTAGAGTTAAGGGTATTAAAGATAAGAAAGGAAAATTCGGTGTTGTAATGAACGAATTTAAACAAGGCTCATTAATGTCCAGTTCTGGATATCAGGTTACTAATGAGCGACAAGCACGAGCAATTGCGTATAGTATGGCGTATGGAAAACAAAAAGGATATAAACGTACACCACTACAAGAAAAACGAAAATCATTGTTTTCTAGGCTATTAGGGCTATTTAGGAAATCATAATGCTTGGCGATCTACTTCCTGCCGTTATTACTGTAAGCGGAGTTGAAGAACAACATAAAGGATTACCAAAGGAACAATTGTACAGTAGCCTGAATCTACGTCAATTATTTCGCCTTCGTCGTCTAGTTGATGATGAAGAAATTTTAATTACTATGAGGGCGACATGGCAACTCGTCAAGGATTACGATTCCTTGCAAAAATATACCAAAATCTTTCACCAACACTTTTACAAAGGTCATCGAACCAGCCGGTTCCAAAAGAAACGACTGCGCCAATTAATCAAGTCCAATCCTCAAAAGGTATTGATATAGAATCTAGACTTCAGAATATAGAAGCGTTATTAAACACAATAATTAAGCAACGACGAGTAAGAACAGTTGAGAGGGATGCGGACGATTTAATTGTACGCATTGTTGATTCTCCTGCTGAGGAGGCTCAATAATGTCAGAATCAAGTTATCAATTACCAAATGAAGGCGGTAGTGGTAAATTTGTTAGGTTTATTGAATTATTAGTTGGTGGATTACCAAGATTACATGAGGTAAATATACCAGCAACACCAGATGGTGAGCTATATGATGCTCGTGGTGGTTTTGCAAACATGGTTGTCTTAACAGATGTAGCTATTGCTGTTACAGCATCAGCATTTACTTCTCAAATTTGTAAAGTAGCTATGATTGTGGCTGATTTTAATAATACTGATTGGATATTAATTGGTGATGCTACTAATCAACCAATTCAACTTCAACCAGGTGATAAGATATCTTTACCAATAGATAATACTGGTAAAATATATCGAAAATCTGTAAGCGGTACACAATCCGCTGCGATTATGGCAATGTACTAATGTCTACATTAATAGATCTAGAACGGACGGTCAATAGAGATGAGGTAATAAGTTGTACATTTGATGGTGGTAGTGAAGTTTTAGGTTTAGTAGATGCAGTAACATATGTTCCATATCGTTGTCAGTTAAAGTCTGCAACGTTATTAGCTGGACAGAATGGTGATATTGTTATAGATATTAGAAAGCGAGCATTTGCTGCATATCCTCCACTTAATGTTGATACTATTGTAGGAGGATCGCCACCAACACTTGTAAGCGATGATGCTTCTCAAGATTTGATTTTATCAGGTTGGAATACGTTAATTGAAGCAAATAGTACTTTATTATTTGCAATTCAAAGCGTTAGTTTAATTAAGAGTGTAACACTTGTACTAAAAACAGTTAAACTTTAAAGTATAGTAAGGGAGTAATTAGTATGGCACGAGCAAGCAAAAAGAAAGCTGTAGTTAATGATTTAGTTGGACTTCGTGGGTTTGCAAGAGTTCAAGTAGGTGAAAAACAAAAAGATGGAACTACTAGAATTGTTGGAGACTCTGGTTGGATTAAGAATACATTTACAGCAGAAGGAAAGAATAACTATATTGCTGGTAAGATAGGAAGCGTATCAGGTTCACGTACACCTTCTCACTTAGTTGTAGCAACACAATCAACAGCAGTAGATTCAACACAAACACAGTTAGTTGGTGAGCACACAGTTAGAATTGCTTTAACACCTACAACTGTAGCTGTTGGAACATTAAGAATGACTGGTTCTTATGCTTCTAACCAAAACGATGCTGCTAAGACAATCGGTACAATTGGTGTACACAATACATCAGCAACAAACGGTTCTACATTAGCTTCTGGTCAAACATATACAACTTCACAATGGGCCACTAACCAAGACGTAAACTTTTTAGCTATTGCTGCTTAGCTAAAATACATGCGCGTTATTCGAGTAATTGAATAACGGATGATGGCGAACTCGGGGAACGCTGAAATGCCAATCCCGAACCAAGCAATTAATTCCAAGACACGGAATTAGTGGGCGTGCGTAGAGACTATGTGCCATCCTCTCAGATAACGCTGAGATGAAGATATAGTCCACTCCATAGGGAAAAATAACTTATGGGTAAAGTGATCAATGACATATGAATGGCGTTTTTCGTAAACTTTTAGGTGGTATAACCTTTAAGTGAAAGAGTAATATGAAGTTATCTGGTGTTTATGTAATAACAAACACTAAAACTTTTAAAGTTTATATTGGTAGTTCTTATGATATAAATTATAGATTTGGAAGGCATAGGCGAGAGTTAAATGACAATTGTCATCACTCTCGCGCTTTGCAACGTGCATGGGATAAGTATGGTAATAAAAACTTTATATTTGAAATATTAGAAAGATGTAGTATTAAGCAATTAATAAAACGAGAACAATATTGGTTAGATCAGTTTAATAGTTATCATAAGTATTATGGTTATAATATTTGTAAATTAGCTGGTAGTTCAATTGGTATAAAAAGAAGTAAAGAGCACTGTAAACAACACGCTAAGCGCATTAAGAAAATATGGAAAGATAAGAAATATAGATATAAAATGAAAATTATTCATTCATCTAAATCTTTTCGTAATAAGATGCGTAAAATAGCATTACGTAGAGAGCATGATCTTAAATTTATTGCTAGACGTAAGAAATTAAATCAAACTGTAGAGTATAAAGCAATAATGAAGCGTGCTGCAATAGCTAGATATAATGATCCAGACTATTGCAAGAAAATGCAAAAGATTTGGCAATTAAGGAAGAAAGTAGCGTAATGCAAGAGGAAAATATGGGAGTTCCATCTGAAAGAATTAAGTTAGGTGAAATGGCTGCAACAGAATTATCTCGGCCACGAGAATCAGGTGAGCTACCAATTCGCATGATGTGCCAATATGGGCATCATGCGAAACGTAATCTCATTATGATTACAGGAAGTATTCGTGTTCCATTTTATGTTTGTGAATCGTGTCAAGTTATATATCGTTATCAAGAATTAAAATTAATACCTGGTGATGAAGGTTTACCAGATGAATAAATTAAGAAAGGTAATACATGTCGGAAGTATTGAATTGCAAAAGATGCAAAAAATTACCGTGGTCTAAAGATGCTATCAAACGTTGTTTGTGTAATGGTTTTAATTTAGATATTGGTTGTGGGCCTAATAAACAACCAGGCTTTATTGGAATGGATAAACGTGATATCTCGAATGTTGATATTGTATGGGATATTGAAACTGTTATTGAACCTCCATATTATGCAAAAAAGCTAGGAGCAACATCTGATCCATGGCCGTTTAAAGATAATACTGTTGATATGTTATTGATGAGTCATGTGTTAGAGCATATGAAGCCTTGGGGCATGATTGAAATAATGAATGAGTTATGGAGAATTACAAAACCAAACGGACAGTTGTTTATTGCTGTACCACATGGTAGTAGTTCAGGATTTCAGCAAGATCCAACACATACTAAGCAGTTTAATGAAGCAACATGGCAATACTTTAATCCTCAGACTGTAGAATTATTTAGAATTTATAATCCACGGCCATGGAAAATACATCGATTGAATTCACATCCAATACATAATATGGAAGTTGTTTTACATCCTATTAAAGAACAAGTTACAGAAGTTAATAAGAAAGGGCGTAAGCTTGAAAAAGTCAGATAATATAACAATTCCAATAAATGCAAAATGGAAATTAAATAATAAGAAAGATTCTTGTGTAACAATTCCAGCAGATGCTAAATGGATGTTAGGTGATAAAAAAACAACTTATAATACTATTAGAAAATATAAAAAACGTGAAACTATTACTACTCCTATTGATACAATAGTAAGAAATATTGGAATTTATAATCGTAGGCTTATGATTGGTACAGCAACATTAGGAACTGTACGTATTGAATGGGTTTCACATCGTAAAGGTCAAATCATTCCAATTAATTGGAAAGGTGGAGAAGTTGTCGTTCCATATTTACATCCTTCGGTTCATGCAGTTGGTTATCAAATTGCTGATGCTCAAAATGTAATAGCTGAACATATAGTATCAGATGGATATGAATGGTTATTATTATGGGAAGATGATGTACTTCCGCCATTTGATGCATTATTACGTATTGATGAACATATTGCTACAAGTAATCATCCTATTGTTGCAGGATTATATTACACTAAGAGTGATCCATCATGGCCTTTAGTATTTAAAGGAAGTGCAGAAAGTAGTGGGTGTTTTACTGATTTTAAATTAGGTGATCAAATTTGGGTAGATGGCGTATGCACAGGATTTACACTAATTCATTCGTCCATTATTAAATGGATGTGGGAAAATAGCCCACGTTATACAATGCCAGATGGTAAGGTTGTCTCTCAAGTATTTGAGACACCAAGACGTGGATGGATTGATCCAGAAACTAGTAACTATTTTACAGAGATGGGAACATCAGATTTAACATTTTGTAAGAGAATTATTAAAGAAAATGTCTTTGCTAAGACTGGATGGAAAGATTATGCAAAGAAGAAATATCCATTTTTAGTTGATACACGAATCTTTTGTCATCAAATTGATCCATACGGAAGAATGTTTCCTATATCAGCAAATAAGATTGTTGGACCAAAAGTATTTAAAGGGCCAACACCAAAGGCTGATAAGAAAGATAAATAATGAAGTTTTTCTTTTTTTCAAATGTTCATTTCGAAAAATGGGACTGGCGTAATTCAGTAGAAAAAGGTATTGGTGGCTCTGAAACGTCACATGTAGAAATGGCATGGCGATTAGCTGCTCGTGGACATGAAGTAGTATCTTATGCTCCTATTCCAGATGATTGTCCTGGCAAATGGCGAAATACAATCTGGAAAGATATTAAAGATGCTGATTTTTCTCAAGATGGTATATGGGTAATTTATAGATCGCCGGATACGTTAGATAAATTTACTGAGCGACGACCTACACAACCTAGATGGTTAATGTGTCAAGATGAAGATTATGGATCTGTATGGACGACTGATAGAGAAGAAAAAGTTGATATTGTATTAGCATTATGCAAAGAACATGCTAAAAATATAATTACTAAACATCCAAATTTAGAGAAAAAAGTAATTATTACTTCTAATGGTATTAAAATGGATTTAATTAGACAAGTTGAATCCAATACTATTATTAGAAATCCAAAAAAGTTAATTTATGCAAGTAGTCCAGATAGAGGGTTGATGAATCTTTTAAAAATATTTAATAGAGCAAAAGAGTATGTTCCAGATATAGAACTACATATTTTTTATGGTTTAGATAATATTGAAAAATTAATTGAATGGAATCCAACATTTGCACATTATAAAGGATTTGTTGATAAATTAAAGAAAGAACTTAATGCGCCTGGAATAGTATGGCGTGGAAGAGTTAGTCAGCAACAACTATATGAAGAATGGTTATCTGCTGGTATTTGGTGTTATCCAAGCATGTTTACAGAAACTTCTTGTATTACATGTATGGAAGCACAAGCATTAGGTGCTATTCCAATTACTAATCCTATCTGGGCAATCGCTGAAAATGTTAAACACGGTATGTTTATTGAAGGAGATTGTAATAGTGATCTGTTAGTTCAAGCAAGATATGCAGGTGCAATTGTACGATTAACAACTGATCCTATTCTTCAAGATAAAATTCGTAGTATCATGATGCAAGATATTCGTAATTATTTTAACTGGGAAAGATGGGTTGATCAGTGGGAAGGTTGGCTTTATCAATTACCACCTACAGCTATTGCACAATTTAATTTCCAGTTAGTGAATGCATCAGGACGAATTCTTAATATTGGTTGTGCTGATGATTATGGCAATATGAAAGCAAAATTCGGACAGGTTGTTAATCTTGATGTTGCTGATGTTATTCCGTTCACTGGTATAGAAACTAAAGCTGATCTTATTGCTGATGCACGAGAACTTCCATCAATATTATATGATCGATTTGATACTGTCGTGTTGGGAGATATTCTTGAACACTTTTTAGATCATGATGATATTATAAAAGTATTAAATCAAGCAAAGAAAGTAATCAAGAAAACTGGAAAGATTATTATTACATGTCCAGATGATCCTAGACCACCAGAACAACAGCAACCAGGACTTGAACAACGATTTTATATAAATGGTGTATCAACTTGTCATGAGCATCGTGTAAGTAAAGAAATACTTTATGAACTATTAAACCAAGCAAATCTAGAAGTTATTAAATATCAAGAAATAGATTATACTCATTTTACTGGTCATGGAATAGTTACTACACAACGCGGAGTAAGTCAACACAATGACGGACTTTAAGATTCTTTCTGAAGGTAGAAAGGTGCGAATTGTTACTCCCGCACAATTTAAGGAAGGCTATACGACGTTTGCTAATGGATACATAATGCGACATGTTTTCAAGCTGATTTACAAGCAGAGAGATGGAAACTATGTCGTAGTCGAGCCGGAGTGGGTAGAGATGGAGCATTATAAATGATATTAGGTAATAAATTTATTGGAACAATTGCTTATTTAGGTGGGTTACCAGCCGTTTTAGAAAGATTTTGTTGGTCATGGGGTCAGCTTATTCAATATAACACTGAGTATTTATGTGCTCCTGGTCAATATGTACATTATGATAGAACAACAGTTTCATTTCATAGTTTTGCACGAAATAGCTTAGTTGATAGAATGCATGGTGATTGGTTATTAATGTTAGATACTGATCATTCACCTGAGCCAGATTTAGCAGTACGTATGTTATCGGTTATGAATAAAAATAATATAGATGTATTATCGGCATTATATCTACATAAAACTCCTCCTCATTCTCCTGTATTGTATCAAATGGAAGGCGAAGAAATAAAGCCAATTGGAGATTGGGATAAATCAGTTACAGCATTTCAAATAGGTTCAGCAGGTGGTGGTGCATTAATGATTCGTAGAAAAGTTTTTGATAGAATTAGATTAGAATTAAAAGATGGTCCGTTTGATATTGAATTTCCATATGGCGAAGATCATTCATTTTTTAGGCGTCTTAGAAAATTAGGTATTATATCGTATGCTGCACCAAGAATTGAAAGTCCTCATTTAATGATTAGACCAGTAACGTATGATGAGGATTTTGAACATACTGGTATAAAATTTGGTTCAAGAATAGAAGTGCAAGCATTTTTGTAGATAGGAGATAATCATGGCAGTAGCAACTCCAGTATTAGCATATACAGCATCTTTAATTGCTGGTACACCTGTTGCAGCAGGATCAAGTCTGACAGTTACTGTGAATATTACTAATGGATGGGAAATACAAGTACCTATTGCTATTCGATATACAGGTGCCTCATTAGATACTGGAGTGTTTGCATATCCATCTAGCAACGGTGGTGCTACGTTTGATAATCAACCAATCGTTGCCTTTGCTATTCCTGCTGTAAATGCTTCAACACAACAAGCATCAATTAGATTAAGTACAGGAATGTATGCAATTGAAGTTAGATCATCAAGTCTTTCAATTACAATTCAGGTTTTGACACAGCAAAGAATCACGGCGATTAATGGATAAATAGAACAAATTAAGGAGTATATATGCTGTTTACTGGTGTAAGTGGATTTTTATTTAGTGTTGATAATTTTGGAGCCACTTACACTTCAGCAGCTTTTGGTACGGCTGTAAGCCAAAGTGCTTCTGCTAATACAAAAGGTGCTGATATAGAGATATTAAGCGATGCTTCTGTAACTGAAGATTGTTATGGTATTGCTATTTGTATTATGGCAACAAATGCAGCAGCTGCAACTCGTAACTATTTAGTTGATATAAAAACTGATCCGACTGGTGGAACAGCTTATGCAACGATTATAAATAATTTAATAGCTATGGGTAATTCTGCTGCTACTGGTGGAACATGGTATTATTTTCCATTATTTATAAAGGCCGGAACTGCAATTGCTGCGGCCTCACAATGTCAAGTCGGTAGTGGTACAGCAAACTCAATTCCTCGTATTGGTGTACGTTTATTTGGTAAACCTCGCTCACTTGAATTATTAAAATATGGATCGTTTGTTAGATCGTTTGGAGCTGATACAGCTAATAGTCGTGGAACTGCGATCACACCAGGTACTTCAGCTATAGGGGCATATACAGCCAGTCTTGGGACGACCGCTGAGAATCTGTGGTGGTGGCAAGGTGGAATGTCAACTACAGACGCTTCAACTACTGAATCGTCTTTGTTCATAGATGTAGCAGCCGGTGATGCTACTAATAAAATTATCTGTGCTCACCATATTAAACAGAACGTTTCTGCTGGTGAACATGCCGGAAAAATGGCTTTTGGAATTGTTCCACCATTAATGCCAATTGCAAGTGGTGCGAATGTGTATATACGCGCGGCCTGCACGACGACACCTGATTCTACGAATACCTGTATGGCTTATGCTTTAGGAGGTTAATGTGGCTATTACTGAAGCTTTTGCGGGTTCTGAAGTAGTTTCTACAACTGAGTGGTCATTAACAACTGATACTGCTGGTCCAGATGCTGAAACATCTGATGGTGTATTTCAAGTATTTATTGATGTTAGTGCTATGGCATCTGGCGATGAGTTTAGATTTCGTGTCTATGAAAAGGTACAGTCATCCGATACTCAACGAATTGTATATGATACAACTTTAATCGGTCCACAATCTCCACCAATACTTGTGTTTCCGTCATTAGTTCTTATGCATGGTTGGGATGTAACTGCCGATAAAATTGCGGGTACTGATCGTACACTTACGTGGAGTATTCGGAAGGTAGCATAATATGTCGTGGCTATGGCAACCCTTACCACTTGCACAAGATACGGGAGTAACAGGATTATCTATTAATGTTTCTTCTTCTATTACATTATCTGAAGAAGTAACTCTTAAACTATTCCTTTCTATTAATGTCTTTGATGATACCTCGGCCAGTGAATCGGTCCATGTAGTTCCATTTGAGCTGTCTGACGAAATTGTTGGAAGTTCATTGACTAGTGGATTTGATACTACCGATGGTAATTCATGGTCTACTGCATCTATTTCTCCAACGCCAAATCGCTTGATTTTGGCAGCAGTATTGACTACTCGTGTAGCTGCTACGCAGGTAGTCTCAGCAACTGGTTGCGGGTTGACTTGGGTATTGGTTGAAGACCGTGTGTGGGATTCAGAGTCCACACCTCGGACACGCCTTTCATTGTTCCGGGCGATGGGAGAATCTCCAACTCCAGGATCAGTTACGTTCTCAGTTACAACTGCCGACCATTTGCTCGCGGCTTGGAGCATTACGGAATTTTCTGGAGTTGACATTGGCGGTACTAACGGATCGGCTGCAATTGTACAATCTGCTGATAACAGTGGGGAAGGTTTTGGCCCGTTAGAAGTAACCTTAGCAGCATTTGGGTCTGGATCTAATGGCGCTTATGCATTTGGCGCATTGGATGGCAATTTTAGCGAAGATTTAACTGCCGGAACAGGATTTACTCTCTTCCATACAGTTACGACTTCTACTCCACTTAGGCACTTAGCAACTGAGTGGCGACCAGATAACGATACGCTTCCAGACTTTACTGGATCACCGGCCGCGAACGTAGACTGGGCTATTATTGCGGTTGAGTTGAAGGCTGGTGTTCTGAGTGTCCTCACCATCAACGTAAATGATACTATTACGTTATCTGAGTTCGTACAAGTTACAGTAAATCCATTGCATATTAATGTAAATGATAGTATTACTCTAACAGAAGATGTTACTGTTAGAATACTATTATCAATAAATGCTTTTGATTCTATTACTCTAACCGAAGATGTTACTGTTCGTTGGTATTTATCTGTAAACGTAAATGATATAAGTACTGTAACTGAAGTAGTTACTGTTAGAATGTTGTTATCAATAAATGTTTTTGACTCTATTACTCTAACTGAATTTATAAATTTACAGATTAACCCGTATAACATTGACGTATTTGATAGTATTACTCTAACAGAAGAAGTTACTGTTAGAATGTTGTTATCAATAAATGTTTTTGACTCTATTACATTAGCTGAATTTGTACAAATTATTTTAAGCGATGGTGCCATATCTATCAGTGTATCAGATAATATAACATTATCTGAAGATACTACTGTTAGAATGTATTTACCTATTAATGTGAGTGATACTTCTACAGTAACAGAAGTAGTAATTGTTAGATGGTATTTATCAATAGATGTTGTTGATACTGCAACCATAACTGAATTTGTTCAGATTACACTCAATCCACTTTATATTAATATATTTGATACTATTACGTTAGCAGAGTTTGTACAAGTTACAGTTAATCCGCTTTATATTAATGTTAATGATACGACAACAATAACAGAGTTTGTACTTGTTATTGTTAATCCTTTATATATTGATGTAAGCGATAATGTTACATTAGCAGAATTCGTTCAAGTTGCACTTAATATTCTGTACGTTGATGTTTCTGATGCTATAATATTATCAGAATTTGTACAAGTTACAGTTAATCCGCTTTATATTAATGTATCTGATGATATCACTCTAACAGAAGTAGTAATTGTTAGATGGTATTTATCAATAAATGTTTTTGATTCTATTACGTTAACTGAATTTGTTCAGGTTACACTCAATCCACTTTATATTAATGTAAATGATATAATTACACTATCTGAAGAAGTTACTGTTAGATGGTATTTACCAATCAGTGTTTTTGATTCAATTACACTTGATGAGTTTGTTCAAGTTGTTTTAAGTGGCGGCGCCGTATCAATCAGTGTTTCAGATGATATAATATTGTCTGAAGATGTTACTGTAAGAATATATCTATCTGTTAATGTGAATGATACTTCTACAGTAACAGAAGATGTTACAGTTCGTTGGTATCTTCCAGTTAATGTTGTAGATACAAGCACAGTTATGGAAGTAGTAACTGTTCGTTGGTATTTACCTGTTAATGTTGAAGACACAATTGTACTTGATGAGTTCGTACAAGTTACAGTAAATCCATTACATATTAATGTATTTGATACTATTATATTAAGTGAAGACGTTACTGTTCGTTGGTATTTATCTGTAAACGTAAATGATATAAGTACTGTAACTGAAGTAGTTACTATTCGTTGGTATCTATCGATTGAAGTATTTGATGCTATTACATTAGTAGAGTTTGTACAAGTAACACTTAATCCGTTATTCATTAGTGTAAATGACGATGTATCTCTAATAGATACTTCAACACTTCAGTTAAACCCATTAAATATTAATGTTTCTGATATAGTTACAATAGATGATGTTCCAATTATTAGTTTTATTACTGGAGCAATGATAATAGATGTATCAGATATTATAACACCTATAGATGTTGTAATGGTACGTCTACCAATTGCTGTTGTTGTTGATGATTCTTTAGTAATAGCAGAATTTATATTAATTAATTTATCTATTACAGTTTCAGTATTTGAAACTATTACATTGATAGATGCTCATAGAATTAAATCAACATACTTTGGTAAAACACGTGGTTATGCTCAAAGTTAAAGGAGAGATGAATCATGGCAGGTGGAAAGCTAGTTTCAGGAAAAAATGATAAGAAGCGTATTGGCTCAGATATGCCTCGTAAACCGTTTGCGACTGCATGTGGAAAATGTGGGTGTGCTCATGAAGGTATTCATAGCAAAAAAGGTAGTTAATAATGGCTGTTGATAAAATGTTTCCACAACCGCCGACGATTGTTGATCAAGATACATGGCCAACGTGGCTTATTTATATTTCAACTATATTATTAGAAGCAGAGTCAGAATCTTATGATGGAAAACTTGCCGTAGCGTATGTAATTATAAATAGAATTAAAAAATATAATACTACGCTACGACAAGCAATATTAGGAACTGATGCGTTAATTAATAATGATGGTCGTCCATATGAATTGTTTTCATGTTGGAATGATGATTATGTCTCTCAAAGAAAATCTCGTTTAACCGCTGTTGATTCAGTACAATGGGAATTATGCTGGCAAGCAGGATCAGCAGCTTTATGGAAATTTGTATCAGATCCTACAAACGGTGCAACACACTATTTAAATATTGAACTTACTAAGAAAATCCGTTTAGATGGTAAATTACCATTATGGGCTGAACAGGCTTTAAGTAAATCATCAGGCATTAAAATAGGAAGGCATACATTCCTAACTAATGTAGCTTAATTATGCCAGCACTTCATTTTGATAGGTTATCTATACAGAAAAAATTATTAGATCATTATATTCAAGATGGTTTTGAAAATGATGATGATTTAATATTCTATGTTAAAGAATTTTTAGGGTTTGAATATCCTAAAAAAGCGTTTTGCTCGCACCATGATGCACCTAGTCAGATTATGTGTGATGCGTTTTTTGAACGTGTATCGTTTTTGTTATTGTGGGCTAATAGAACTGGTGGTAAAACTCAACTTGTAGCATTGCTGAATCATTTAGACTCAATGTTTAGGGGTCCACTTGAAATAGTAACAGCAGGTGCTGCTCTTGATCAATCACATAAAGGATATCAATATTTTCTTAAATCTTTTGAACATCCATTATTAAAACCATATATTGGTAATTCAATTCAATCTCGTACTGATTTAACTAATCAATCTTCAGTTCAAATTATTACTGGTTCATACAAAGGGTTTAATGGTCCTCATCCAGCTAAAGTAAGAATAGATGAGGTTGAGCTTATGGAATGGTTAATCCTTGAAGAAGGATTAAACATGAGTAAGAGTACTAAAACTGCTAGAGCACAAGATGTATTAAGCTCAACTAGAAAATTCTCTAGAGGAACAGTACAACGTTTATTAGATGAAAAAGATGAACGTGGATTATCTGTAAAATCATATTGTATATGGGATATTGTTGAGCGTTGTGAAAGAGAGTGTCATGGTGATAAAAAATATGGTGATTGTCCTATTTATCACTTATGTAGTGGAAAAGCTCATGAAGGTATGGGGTGGTATCCAATTCATGATTTAATTAAAAAAGGGATGAACCTTACAAAATCTACGTTTGAAGCTCAATGGGAAAATAAACGTCCTTCTGATGCTCCATTAGTATATGGTGAATATTTTGATAGAGATAAACATGTTAGATCATGGGATGATCTATATAAAATATTTAAAGTACCAGAGTTTAAGAAACATCAAACTCCTGCTGAATGGACACATGTTGCTGGAGTAGACTTTGGAACTAATTTTGCGTTTTTAATATTTGCAATTGAACCAACTACTAGAACGTGGATACAAGTCTATGAGTATTTTTGTACAATAGATAGACGATTAGTTGAACATAGAAATATATTTACCAAAGCTGATTCATACCAGCATCTTGGACCTATATTCGCTGATTCTGCTGCTAAACAAGATCGTATTGAATTAAGAAGTATGGGCGTGCCATGTCGAGAGTCTATCAAAGGGCCTGGGTCAATATTATTAGGTATTGATGAAGTAAAACTTCAATTGCAAACAAACTCAGTTCTTGATCGTCCAAAGTTTTTTATTGTTGATGGTGTAGCTCCAAATACTGTACGAGAATTTGAATCGTGGGGTTGGGAAATGAACGATGACGGAACACCAAATACAGAAAAACCATTGGATAGTGATAATCATGCTATGGACGCATTAAGATATGCAATTTTTAGTCTTGGACGTACAGGTGCACGATATGATTCTACTTACGTGGAGGGTGTGTAATGGCTGATTTTACAAGTAAGGCATCACTCTCTGCGAATCTTGATCCAAGTAAAATGTCACAGGGAGATTTAAAGAAAACGTTAGAAGCAGAACATCCTATTTATACTAAAAATAAAAAGATGTGGTCTGAGCTAATGAATTTATACCTTGGTGAAAAGATTGAAACATTTATTTTTAGACATGCTCGTGAAAAAGAACAGAACTGGAATAAAAGACAAGAACGTGCATATTTCTTTAATTATGTCCAATCAATTGTTGATTTGATTGCTTCTTTTATTTTTTCAAAAAATATTGAACGACAATGGGAGTCCCCAGATGAAAAAGAGGCTGCTATACGGTCTATTAGATATAATCAATTAGTTTCTGATTATGAAAAAGAGCAAGAGCAAGCTGACTCGCAACGTCAACAAGATCAAGAAAATTTTAAAAAGTTTGGTATTCAACCCCAACCGCCAGAATCAAAAGGTGGTGGGTTTGGAGCACCAGCAGCGTCAGAAATGCCTCCTATTGAAGCTGAATCT